CGAAGCGAACACCTTCGACTCACCCCCCGCATTGAACTCAACGTAGAATTCAACGGCAACCCGTAACTTGCGGGGGGTGGGTCTATCTCATCCCTCCCACACGCATTCTTGATATATTTTTTAGAAGAGTTTTATTAGTATATTCTCTTATGGAAAAGAAGGTTAAATACGAGAAGTTCAATGCACTTACTGGTAAGTGGGAGGAGAATTTGACGACAGAAACTGAATGGTTAAATAGCATGAAAGAGTTAGCTGATGAGAAAGAAGTTCTAGATGCAGAGTTAGAGATTGTGAATAAGATCATTGAGCAGCACTTGAATGATCCTTTAGTTATCAGTAAATTAGTGGAGAGTAAGGATTAACACTAAGTATATACTTAGGTATATATACTATATAAGTAAGTATATATACCATATAGCTTACTTAGAGTATGTACTTGTGTACTTACTTAGAGTACGTACTCGTGTACTTACACTGTAATGGAAAAATTAAAAAGAAAACTTAAGAAAAAGACAAGAGTCTATAATATTTATACTCAGAATGAGGCTGATGAAGCTGGATTAGACTATTCTCATTGGAAACAGACTCAAACAGGGGATTATGCTCTTTCAGACGATGGTTTTGTAGGCAAATGTATAGGCAGAAAAGACTATACGGACAAAAAAGGTCGGGTTAAGACCTTTGTCAGGCTTGCCTATGGTGCGAACTGGGCGGGAAATACCAATAAGATACAATATCTTAAGAATAAGGAGTACGGAGTCTATACTCAGGCAAACCCGGAAGCTAATAACTGGGCTGTGCGTGAAGCTAATACAACCCGTGCCAAGAACCTTGTAAATGCCTATGTGGGGCAGTTAACTTCCACTAAGAAGGTAGATTACAACCAACTAGGGATGATTTACCGCCCAGATCAAAAAGAGCCTGCGGCTACAGTACGCAGGGTTTTAAAACAAGAGGTTATTAAAAAGATGGTAGAGAAAAAACTAAGGGAAGTTTTATCAGAGAAGGGAATCAATAACTCATCCGTTCTTGATACTATGCTGGAAGGACTGGATATAGCAAGAGCAAAACAGGATGTGACTAATATGATTAAGATTTCGGATGCTTTTATGGAGCTTCTGGAAATGAAACCCAATAAAAAGATTACAACAGATATGCTGCAGCTGGATGTTTCAAATAGCATTGGCGATATCATAGCAAAAGAAGAAAAGTCTTTTAAGGTGTCCCGAAAAATAGAAGAAGATGAGCCAGCAGAATAAAATAAAAAATAAACTGACTGGCAACCTTATGCTGTTTGGTAAGGTAACTATGCCTAATATGTATTCGGCTCCGTCACCTGACTTCCATTATGAGATTGCAGATAATCTAATGGACGACAATAAGAAGCAAATTAATATCATAGCCCCTCGTGGACACGCCAAATCATCTATAGTTGGTGGTGTGTTTCCTCTCTATCATCTCATGTTCCATGAGGGGCAGAAACTCGTAGTACTAGTATCCAGAACACAGGATCATGCTATTAAATTGCTTGGAACTATCAAGGATACACTTGATTTCTCCACCAACTTCCGTTCTATATTCGGATATTGGGGACAGCATAGTGCAAGACAGTGGGCTAAGAGTGAGATAGAGCTGAAAGACGGGTCTATGATTATATGTAAGGGTACAGGACAACAGCTAAGGGGAATTAAGAAGGGGAATCAGCGTCCTACATTGATTATTGTGGACGATCCTGAAGACGAAAACAATACAAAGACTTCAGAAGCCATGGAAGTAAACTTAAGATGGCTCCTGCAGTCTGCACTTCCGTCACTTGATCCTAAATCCGGTAGGATAGTGATTATCGGAACTCCACAACACCAGAGATGTATGGTGGAAACGCTGAAAGAAATGAAAGGCTGGACCAATATGCACTTTGCACCCAGCCTTAAGAAGAAGATATCTCTATGGGAAACGTGGCATCCAATAGAGAGTCTTATAAAGAAGAAAGAAGAGCTGGAATCTATCAATAGGGTATCCGTATTCTACCGTGAGTACCTATGTCAGATTATCGGAGATGAAGACCAGCTCTTTAAAGAGAAATACTTCCAGTATTACAAAGGAAAGATTACTCATAATGAAGAAAAAGATGCTTTCCTTGAGATTACAGACAGAAATGGGAAAGCAGTAGAAGAAAAAATTCCAGTAAATATATTCATGGGGGTTGATCCTGCATCATCTACACGGAGTACAGCAGATTACTCCACTATAGTAGCTGTTGCTATTGATAACGATAACAACAGGTACGTTCTCCCTTACTACCGCAAGCGGGCAACCCCTATGAACTTGGCGGACCAGATTATAGAGTATTTCAAGATATATAAACCTTCAAAGGTACGTATTGAGTCAGTAGGCTATCAGGAAATGCTAAGAGAATATGTTAAAGACAAATGTGAACGTGAGAATCTGTTTATAGCAGGTCTTGAGATACGTGAGAACCCAAGAAATAGCAAATCAGCCAGATTAGAAACGCTTGAACCTTATTTCGCACAGAACAAAGTGTATATACAAGATACTATGGTTGAATTGAAGGACGAGATGCTATTATATCCACGAGCAAAGCATGATGATCTTCTGGATGGGATGTATTATGCTATGAAGAAAATATATCCTCCATATCACAAGAATGAAGATGAGAAGGAACAAAAAACAATACATGTGTCTAAAAATAAACATTATGACTGGATGTCATGTTAAATTGTATTTAATTTTTAAGGAGTAATTAATATTATATGCCTCAAATACATCCAGAGACACAAGCAACTCACGATATATTTAACGATTACAGCTCTGCCCGGAAGAACTGGGCTAGGCAAGCTGTAGAAGATGTAGAGTTCAGATCAGGTAAACAATGGAAAAAAGAGCAGGTAAATGCTCTCCGTGCTCGTGCACAGGAGCCTTTAGTTGTTAATGTAATCCATCCTTCCGTTGAGCAGGCTAAGGCTATGCTCACATCCAATGCTCCCAAGTTTCAATCCACTGGTAGAGATACTTCAGATACTAAAGTAGGCAGAATTTTCTCTGACTTAATGTCTTGGGTATGGGATATCTCAGTAGGAAATGCAGAGCTTAAACGCTGCATAGATGATTATTATGTGAAGGGTATGGGTGTTATGATGAGCTATATTAAGCCTGATGCTGATTTTGGAAGAGGCGAAGTGATGGTTAAGTCTATTGATCCACTCTCAGTATATTTCGATCCAGATTCAGAAGACCCTTTTTGCCGTGATGCATCTAATGTAGTTGTTGCTAAACGTATGACAGAGAAAGAGCTTGTTGAAATGTATCCTGAATTCGAGGATGCTATTAGAGAGTCTCAGGAAACAAGCCATATCAGCGACTTTGATCAAAATAGGTTTGGTCTGTTTGATGAAGATGTAGTTCCTCAATCAAGGAAGCAATCTCTTCTTAATGCAGAAGATGAGCGTGAATTGGAAGTATTTGAGAGATATAATAAGGTTAAGACTCCTTATTACAAGATATTCGACCCATTTGAGAACAGAGAAGTTATATTAAACGATCCGCAGTATGATGAATACAGAAAAGAGCCTGCAGCTATAGTAACTACAGCAGATAGTCAGCAGATATTTACCGATCAAAGCAATGTAAGTAATTTTATGCAGATCGTAGAAACTGTAGGGAAGGTTTATCACCTAGAAGAAGACCCAATGTCAGGTCAGCCAGTTCCTGTAAAAGGAGAAGAAACCATTACTTCTATACCCAATAGCACAACAAGTATAGATATGATTGATAAAGGTATACTGATTGATAGTGATAAAATCATGATGACTAAGGTTATGAATACAAATATCAAGCAATGTATATCTGTAGGCGATGTTTATCTATATTCTATTATTCTTCCTATTGAAGATTACCCTGTTGTGCCTTTTATGAATGGACATAACAGGAATCCTTATCCTACTAGCGATGTCAGGCTTGTCAGAGGGCTTCAGGAATATATAAATAAGATTCGTTCTCTTATAGTAGCACATGCAAGTTCTTCAACTAACGTGAAATTGCTTATTCCACGTGGTTCTATGAATAAGAAACAGCTTGAAGAAGAATGGGCAAAAGCAGGAACTGCTGTTATTGAGTTTGATCCTGAACTAGGACAGCCTATTGTGGCTGGTCCTGTGCCGCTTCCTAATGAGCTTTATAAAAATGAAGCAGATGCGAAGCAGGATATTGAGAGGATTCTGGGAATATATACATTTATGCAGGGCGATGTAGGTTCTGCACCGCAGACATTTAAAGGCACTATAGCAATGGATGAGTTTGGACAACGCAGGATTAAGTCCAAGCGTGATGATATTGAATCATCCTTGAATCAACTGGCTAGGTCTGTAGTAGGTTTGATACAATTTGTGTATCAATCTGAAAAGACAGTCAGATTAATTCAGCCCAACAACAAACCCAAGGAAGTAAAAATTAATCAGAATATCTACGATGATGTGTCTGGAGAGCTTATTTCTAAGATAAATGATATAACAATAGGTAAATATGATGTAATTGTTGTTTCTGGCTCTACCCTTCCATCTAATAGATGGGCTAGATTCGAATATTATATGGAACTCTTTAAGGCTGGTTTAATAGATCAGACTGAAGTACTTAAGCAGACTGATGTTGCAGATATGGAAGGAGTCCTTCAGAGAGCTGGACAAATGCAGCAATTACAAGGTCAGGTTCAGCAACAGCAAGAACAGATCAAGAAGTTAGAAGGTGATCTGCAGACTGCACAGCGTGAATCTGTACATGATCGCAAAAGAGTTGAAGTTAAAGAATTTGAGAAAAAACTGGCAAAGGCTGAGGCGAAAGCAGAGATGGCTACACAGCTATACAAAGAAAGAGCCGCAGACGAGCTTAAGAAGCTTCGTGAGGAAGTGAAAAAAGCAACCAGTAAAAAGGTCGGTTTAAAATAGCGGTTGCTGAAAACAAATCGCAAAGGAGAAAAACATGGCTGAAATATCACAAGAAGCTGGACTAAAAGTTGATGCTGATCCGTTTGGATACGGAGTAGATAGCCCAAAGGTTCCCGTTCAGGGAGCAGAGGTTCCGGCAGGTAATGACGTAACGAATACCAATTTATTCGAAGTCGATGTATCTGGACCATCAATCAACGAAACGCCTGTAGGAGAGCAGCAGGCTGAAAGTGAAGATGTCTCTCAACAACCTGCAAAAGACGACCCGAGTAGGTTTGAATACTGGCAGAGTCAGGCAGACAAGGTGAAGGGTGAGTTGTCACAGACACAGCAGGAGCTTGCTTACTTTCGTGAGCAGGCTATGCAGTCTCAGCAACAGACACCCCCCAATGGACAACCTAATGGACAGATGGTTCAGCAGGATTCATTGCAGTCACCCGTCAAGCCGGAGAAACCAGTCAACTACAACGAGGTTGATGCGTACAATGACCCCGAAAGTGCTTCTTTCAAGTACCGTTTGAATAAAGAGAAGTATAACGATGACTACATTACATTTATTGAGGACAGGGAAACGAAACGTGAGCGTGAATACGCAGATCGTTATCAACAGGCTATGATTGAGCAGGAGAGTAATAACCTTCGCAATAATGCCTATTCCCATGTTGTCAGTTCATATGGATGGGCACCCGATCAGGCACGTAATTTTGTCGAATGGGCGAGCAATCCAAATAATGTCACCGTTGACCATCTTGCCAAGCTGTACCAAATGAAAGATGCACCGAATGCTCAAGTCGAGCAACGCAAAGGACAGATCATCAAAGAACGGGAAATAGGATCAATGCCAAGGACTGCATCTGTAGAAACTGGTAAAACCGAACCTCCTATGAATGATGAAGATACGTTCAATGCGGGTATGCTGGGCTGGAAGCGTTCATAAAGAAAGGACAATAAACAATGGCTGAAACAAAAAAGTCAATGTATAACGGCGGTACTGCCGGAGTCCTGTATACGGATCGAAGGGATTTCTACGTCAGCCCACAAGTTGTAAAAGAACTTTGGACTGATGTTGCCCCTTTCACTACTGTGATTTCGAACCGTGAAAGCAGGAAAGTACCAGACCCAATTTTTAAGATGTTCGAGCATCGTAATCCTTGGGTAAAACAGAAGTGTCTTGTTAATAACGGTTCTGGTGTTACACTAGATGATAATGATGCTGGCGATACGGTTGCTGTAGATGGAGCTGTTGGCTTGTCATCTACTCCAGATGATTCATGGATCGGATTGGTATTCGAATTCTGGAATGTTGCAGAAACAACTAAAGCTGGAACAGCTGTAGTTACTGCAGTATCAGGTTCTAACCTTACCATGAAGTCGCTTTCTGGAGCCGCATTCAGTGTCGTAGATAATGCCCCGATGTATGTGATCGGTAATGCACAAGGTGAAGGTATGACTGCACCTGAAGCGTGGGCTGATGAATTGCAGGTAGTCTATAATTCTTCACAGATATTTAAGACTCCTTTGCAAATTACTGGAACACTCTTAGCTGCATCACTTCGTGGTGAATCCTCAGAGCTGGCACGTTTACGTGCACAGAAGAACCAAGAGCACAAAATGCAAAAAGAGAAGGCTTTCCTTTTCGGACAGCGTGATAGTGGAACTGGTCTAGGTGAAGCTGCATACGACGCAGGCAATAAAGCATCTAATGTTGATGAAACATTTGCTGACGATGGAAGAACAGATGCTGGAGGCAATGTTCTTAGGACAACCTATGGTGCTGTAAGTGCTATGGATAAATACGGTGAGACTGGTTCTTATGATTATCAGAACGTCTTTAGTATTTCAGAAGCTACTTATACCTATAACAGTTTTGTGGACGACATGGAAAAAGTTTTCCAGTATGTTCCTGAAGCTGGTGTAAAGAGAGCTTTCTGTGGTGCTGGTGCACTTGGATACTGGTCTAAAATGGCTGGTAGTGAAGGTATAGCTGGATCATCAGGCTGGACTGTTAATCTGAGTGATATGAGACGTGATTCTCTGGGCTTTAACTATAAGGTACTTGAGACACCTCACGGTATCCTTCAGTTGATTCCAACTCCCGCATTGCGTGGACCTTACAACAAGTACATGCTTGTTGTTAGTGAAGAGAATCTTTTTCATGCTCAGTATCGTTCACCTATGTATCAGGCTAACATCAAAACAGACAACGCTTTTGATGGAGTAAAAGATCAATACTTCTCTGATGAAGGCGTTGGTATGACATTAATAGAAAGTCATCATCTGTTTAAAGTTACAGATTAAGGAGGCTAATTATGGCTAGACCTTATATAGGTGGCTCAAGTGCTGCATGCGTAAGTAAGACTGCAAGTTTTTCTATTGGACAATCTGATCATGGAAAAGCTTTTATTCTATCTGGTAGTGCAATTACTGTTACATTACCTACTATATCAAGTTCTTTTACTGGATTTAGCTTTAAAGTTATATCTGGTGATGCAAGTGAACATGTGATATCTGGTGGTGCAAGTAAGATATACTATCACGGTAGTTATGGCACTGATCATGCAACAAATACTGGTAGAGACATACACGAAACAGTATCATCTTTAACATTAAATGCTGGTGCAATTAATGATACGATTGATATTCTTTGTGATGGTACAAACTGGTATTGTAGTGGATCAACAAAAGCTACTGTTGATGCTTCTTAACAGCTAACTAAACTCGGGGGGAGATTAATAGTCTCCCTTCGAATTAAACTATGGCAGATTTTCAAGAACAAGCAATGGGAATAACTGGCTTGACGATAGACGCAAGCTCTACTGCTCCTAGTCGGGCAGAGTTTTCGACAT